ATTAAGTAAGCCTTTTAGCAGAACAAAGCCTCATTGGCCACCAAAAAAGGCAATACAACCATGGGCAGACGCAAAAGGAATACCTGTATTTTTAGTTCAAAAGTCAATTGCAGAAAAAGGAACACCGATTATTCCATTTTTCAAAATTGCAATTAATAAAAATGAAAAGAAAAAAGAAGCACTTTTAAAAGGTACAGGCCTGCAAATAGAGGCAAAATGGAAGGCAAGTAGAAGGCTTCCGAAAGGAACATTACCAAGTGGCTAATTTAACAAATATTAGAAATGAAATAAAAAATAATTTAGCAAATATATCAAGCTTAACTGTTATTGGCTTTGTGCCTGATAGTATTGAACCTCCAACTGCAGTTGTTGGGGTAATGGAGACAATTGAGTATGATCAGTCACTTCAAAGAGGTGCTGATAGATACGAAATACCTGTTTATCTTTATGTAAGCAGAGTTGATGCTCAAGACAGTCAAGAAACTTTAGATACTTTTTTAGCAAGTTCAGGTTCAAATTCAGTTAAAGCACAGGTAGAAAGTGACACAACCTTGAACTCTCAAGCTCAATCTGTTAGAGTTATTAGTGCAGGTGGTTATGGTGTCTATAATATAAATAATATTAATTATTTAGGAGTAGAGTTTATCGTAGAGGTAATAGCATGAAGTATGAAATAAAAGAAAATTTGAATATTGGAGATAAAGAACTTAAAAAGGGATCAATTGTTGAGCATACAGATATTCCAAATAAAAGTGTTAAATGGTTAAAGGATCAAGGTTTAATTGTTAAAATAGATAACAATTATAAAGCAAAAATGCTTGAGGAAGTTATTGATGATTATGATACTGAATTTGAGGAAGTTTTAGAGGAGGAATAATGCCAAAGGGTACAGGCTACGGAAGTGGTGGAAAAAGAACACGCAGATCAAGACGAGGAAGTAGGAGAGGAAAAAGGTAATATGGACTGTTGTGGATCAAGTTGTTGTGGAGGTAATTAATGGCTTTTAAACACGGAAAAGATACAAAAGTTTTTGTAAATAATACTGATTTTTCAACATTTTTTAATAATGTTGATACAACAAGAACTGCAGATGTTGCTGAAAGTACAACATTTG